AATGCCGACTGTGAGATCTCTGAGTGGAGTTCCATCTCCACTATTTGGCGAAGAAATATCATTCTTGCGATCAGTCATGACAGTTTGTACTTGAATGACTGGACCACTATTAGTCAGGATATTTCTTCCTGCTAGTGTCTGAATTGTGTTTGTTTTAATTTGTGACATGATTATTATGCTGCAGTGATTTCATATGCGATCATGGATGAATATCCAATCTCATAACTATTTTGTCCATTATCACCTGAACCTAGGGTTCTATTCAAACGTAATGTGTGATTAGATCCTCCTGCAGATCTAACACCAGGAGTAAATCTAACCTGAGAGAAAGTATCTGCTCTCCAAACACCTTGCATAAAATAAACTCTTGGAGTTGAGTTGTTGTCACCACCAGTATAATCAGCAGGGATCATACCTTGGTGTCTGGGATTGTAGTTATCCGCTCTGTTTTCTGTTTGTCCGTAACCTAAGTTTCTAGTTCTTCCATAGTCACGTAAGATTGTCATAACATTATCATGATGAACTTCGCAGAAAAGTTCTACTTGAACAACAATAAGATTATTTGGGTGCTTGGGAGTAATTGTTAGATTTAAAGAAGTGATTGGAGTAAAAATATATCTGTTATTTGAACTCCAGCTACTTCTAGCATCTGTTCTTACATGAATTACTTGAACAACATTTCCAGTATTATCTAGAAGTCTTTTGTTGCTGACATTTCTAATAGAATTTACTTTAAGTGTGCTCATTGCGCGATCTCCCAACAAACTCCAGATGATACGGTAATTTCGTATGCGTTTTGACCGTTGTTGCCACTACCAACGTTTCTATTTAAATAGAACGTTCTATTAGAAGTGTTGGAACTTCTAACCGCTGGTCTATAAGATCTTGATGATGTTGAACCAGCAGTTCCAGACCAGAAAATTGTAGTATTCTGTTGTGTGGAGCTATTGTTTTGGTCATAAACTGATACAGCAGCACCAGACCATCTGTTATTACTGTTAGCATTGCGTCCAGTAGATAGCAGTGAACCATCCTGATAAACAGTAAATACTGCGTTTTCGTTGTTAAACTCACCATTGATCATCCACTTACAAATAATCAAGTTGGCGGAGTTTCTTGGGGTGATAGTCAAATTTAACTGAGAAATCACAGTTCCATTGCCAGAGCTTGGTGCTGAAAATGTAGTTCTAGTATCGGTTCTTACTGTTACACATTGAACAATAGATCCAGTGGATGCTAGGAGGACCCTACCATCCACTGATTGAACTTCATTACATCTGATAGTGCTCATTACTATTAATTACTCCGTATTGACTATTTATTAAAGATTATCAAATAACTGTCCAGGTAGCACCATTGCCAATGTATACAGTGCTGTTAGTATTGACTGTGATTGGACCATAACTACATGCGTTGTTTGATGTTGGAATTGTTAGATTTTCACCAATTGTCTGTCTGTTAGACTTGACAACACCATAAGTATCCAACCACTGACGATCATTGTTTGCATAAAGAACGTAATTATTGTTGTTGGCGTTATTACCAAGGGATCCACTTCCAAATGATGCTGCTGGAGTTCTAAATGTTCTCGCATAAATGTTTCCAGTATTAGCATCAATATCACCACCAAATACTGCTTGGTTATTTGTTAAGTTCAGATATAGTGGCCATCTGCTATTAGCAACTTGTGCCCATGCGCCAGTGCCTGCATTTGTAGCACCGCATAGGAAATACATCAAGTTACTATTAACATGAATGTATCCAGTTCTGTGGTTGGTATCTCTAAATGTGATGGTTGGAGCAGATCCAGTCATCATGATACCGTCACTGTTACCAGTTAGTCTCGCAACACCAGCAGTCAGGGTTCCTGTGTTAGAACTACCAAGATACAAGTTACCACTGTTATCAATGTATCCAACGTCGCTTCCACCTCTTCTAAATCTTACAACCTCTGTGCTATTTGTTCCAGCGTTGATATACCATCTATTTGAATGATACTCAAGTTTACCAACACCATTACCAGCATTGCCGCTCCAAGTGGATGTTGAGTTTTGAGTAATTCTTGTGCTATTTGCAGTTAGAGAAATGCTTCCAGTTAAAGTCACATTTCTTGCACTTACAATATCGCCAGTACCAAGTGTTAGACTTGTTCCAAAGATACCACCAGCACCATTAACTCTGAACGTTTCGGAATCATTACCTCTGACTTGTATAGCATATGTTGCACCAGAACCAACATCAACCTTGAGACCATATTCATTTGCACTACCATTATATTTGTCAACAATCAAACCCCAATCATTGTTGTTGGTTGCTGTGATGTAGACGGTAGCATCATTTGTTGCACTGGCAGTTCCACCATTGATTACAACTTCTGGAGATTCAATACGACCAGTAAATGTTACTGTGTTTGAATTATAAGGATACTGGAATACAACAGTATTGGTTCCATTATCTTTTCTGTAGAATGCAATTCTATCAGCAAGTTCACCAGTAGCAAATACAGGTGAACCATCACCATTGTATGCAAGACCACCACCATAAGTAGCTGATTGTCCAACATAAAGGTAACCAGTACCTTGAGAGTTGCCATATGCTTCAAAACCAGCGTTGTTAGCATCATTCGTTAAGACACGAACAAACCTACCAGCACCAGTAGAAGTGGAACCAACAGTCAGGTTACCAGTCATGGTATCTCCCGACTTCAAGACGTTCAGAGAAGCAGCACCAGTTAGAGATGCAGTAATGTTGTTAGCAGCAAAATCTCCACTGCTATTTCTAATTACAGCAGTTCCATTTGCAACTGTCCCATTGTATGATCCCGAAGATAGTCCAACCTGGAAAGTAACATTTCCTGCGTTCCAAACAACGTTGTTGTTTATTGTGAGACTGTTTGGACCAGCAGCATTGATATTCAGTGCTCCCTGTCCATCGTTTCCAGTTGTTCCACCACCAGTAGCAACCAGTGAAACATCATATACATTATTATTACCACTAGATCTGAACAAGATCTCTGGTGAACCAGATACTCCAGAAGCACCAAGGGTTAGTGCAGCTTGTCCACCACTACCAGTTAGTGATGCCAACTCGTATGTTGTTAGAGTTGCTGGTGTAAAATCATCAAATGGAACGTTAATTGAAGCCGTTCCAATTCTGATAGCACCAGAAGCACCAAATCCACCATTATCAAGTCTTACTCTTAAGATGGTAAAGTGTTCTGTTGGATCTGTGTTTGTATTATCTGTGATTATATCAAGAACATATACGGTTCCAACACCCTGAGAATCGCTATCATATAGATTGATTGTTTCGTTAATTTGGAATGGGAAAGTGTTTAGGATTTGTCCAGAAACATAAACATCGAAAATTGAATTTCCAGAATAGTTTTTGACACTTAGTGTTTCATAGATGTGAGTGTTATCAAACAACTCTGGCATGTGAGAAGCACCAATTTTTCCAAAATTGATATTTCTTCCATTCTGATACCAAGTTCCTTGCTTACCATCTAGAATATCAGCATTTAAACCAGATCCTGATCCGTGATTTCCACTAGACCATAGTATTCTCCAATCAGACCATGTAGTGACATCCGCACCAGATCCACGCAACCAAAGGTTATTTTTATCGGTAAATGCTAACTGTCTTACACCACCACCAGTAGAATCATTGCTTTCACCAAACTGGCGGAAGGTGATAACACCGTGATATCCACTGTCTGGATCATCTGGTCTAGTTGGATCCGCTAAACCATCTGATAAATTAGTCTTCCAAGCAGATGTAATACCAGAATTAAATGTATTTGGTAATCCACTGTTTCCAGAGTTTAGTGACTGAGTATTCAAACGAATTGTATTACCAGACTGACCACTGATAGAGATGGAGAAGGTGCCGCTACCAAGTTTTGCAGGTCCGATACTAGAATCGATGAAGTATTGTCCATCCAGATAGTAATTACCATGCTGACCATCTAGTTTGTCAGCATCAAAGTTTGAATCTGGTCCCTGGTCAATGTAAACACCACCACCAGAAACAAATCTAAACTGACCAATTCTTCCAGTTGCTGTATCTGACTTGAGGAAGCGAACGATACCAGCATTGCCATATGGATCAGCATCAAGAGTTTTATCATCAACTCTTCTGATATCCATTCCAATAATGCCACTGTTCTTAACCGAATTAGCAACCTTTGCTGCAAGAACAAGACCGTTACCAGTGCCAAGAATAGTTGGGTTTGGAGAAATTGTATAATCGTCGGTAAAGTTTGATCCGCCATCTGTTACAATGACACTGGTAACACCACCATTGGTAACAACAATATTGGCAAAACAGTCTGTTCCAACTCCTCCAGAAGAAACATCAACACCAAAGTATTCGCCATCAGTATATCCATTACCAGGGTTAGCAATTACAATCCTATCAATATAATTTACTTTTACGTTTGAAGCATCAAATACTAGTGGAGAATCTGGTCTGATAAATTCAACAACTGCTCCAGAAGGAACACTGGATTGAATTGGTGTACTTAGGGTAAGTGTTGCTTCACCTTCTGATACAACAATTTGAGCAATTGTAGTATCTTCTGCAAAATATGATCCAGGAACTAACTTATGACCAATCAAAAGTTGACTATCAGCAGAAAATGTCAACTGCTGTGATGGTGTATTAGAAGCAGAAATCGTCTTGAGGAAGTAACGATTTTCTAGTGCTTTGATAGTTTGAGTTACTGGTTTATATGTTTGGTCACCAGCAAGGAATGTAAAGGAAGATGCAGCTCCATCTCCAAGCAAGGTAGTAGACATCTTGCCAGGACCAGTAATGTTATTAACTGCAACTGATGTTGTAGATAGAGAAACCCAGTTAGTATCTAAACCTGCAGAAGTGTTAACAACACGTATAATATTTACAACATTTGGTGCTGGGGCGTGATCTTCAATTGCATCAATATCTTCAATCTTGATATTGTTTACAATGTTTGCATAAACACGAGATTCAATAAGTGAATTTGCAGAAGCAGTTGTTCCACCAGCGCCAGGAGCACTGAAGCTAATTCCTGGTGCTGATGTGTAACCTTGACCACCAACATATCCAGCATTCTCTGTAATAGTAATAAGAATTACTTTTCCATCAGCAATAGTTGCTGTTGCTGTCGCGGCAGTTCCTGAAGCAGGAGCTGCAATACTTACTGTTGGAGCAGAAGTGTATCCAGAACCACCGTCTACAATTTGAATTTCGTATACAACACCTTCAACATAATCAGTAACTTGTTGAATACCTCCGCTGACATCACCCGTTACAAGTTGACCATTGGTGAATACAAGAGTGGGATCAACATTAATTCCAAGATATGAACTTGTTAGATCATTCTCTAGAATGTATGATGTATTAGTATCTCCTTGAATTGCAATGTCACCAGCAAGTGGACCCTGTAGAGCAAGTCTTTCTGCTTCATCAGCAACTGTATAGATGCTGAATGGTCTTAGTGCTGGGATTTGGTCTAGGGAGATCTTACCACTATCGGTAAGTTCAACCAGTGCTCTAGGAACTGCACTAGTCGAATATGGTTTGTTAAGATAAGGACCAAGGTTGTTTCCAATATAGTCTTTAACTGCTTTCTGAGTTGAGATTAGCGAGTTACTGGAGAATGCTCCGCCAAGATCATTGGCAGCAGAGAAACCTGTAACAACAACGTCACCGCCTTTCAGTTTGAGGAACTCAACCTCAGAGATCGAAACCGTTCCAGTGAAAGTAATATTACCAGTTCTGTTTTCAATCTTTGCGAACGTTCCAACCTTAAAGTCTCCAAGTTCATCAGTTCCAGAAACATAAACACGACCATAGTTTTCAGAAACTTGTTCTTTTCCGTCGTCCCTTGTTCCTCCATTTTCTGGTAGAGCATTATAGTCTGTTCCAGAACCAGCATATTCCCACGTATGTGAGGAGGAGTTAACGATAGATGGTCTGTGAAGTCTAACCTGTGTGCCAACCATTGTGGCATCATCTACGTTAAGAACTGGAGTTTGAGTTGCTTTATCCTGAATTAGGATTGGAGCGTTTAGTGAGAGTGATGCAGTGAAAGGAGGACCAACCGTAACCTGAGATACGTTGTCAACAAAATACTCAATATTGGGATCTTGGTTCTCAAAATCTGCAAATTTTACAACATAGTGCTCAAGTGGTTCTCTTCCAAGACCACCAACACGAAGAATTGTGCTACCGTTTGGAGTAATGTTTGTGCTTACAACCGTTCCAATATCGAACGAATATGCTTCCTCTCTGTAACCAGTTGCTCGCAGAGCATTGATACCGAAGTTGGTAGCGGAGTTGGTGATAGAGGCATAACCACCAGATTCCGCCACAACACCATCTTTAGCGAATAGAACGAAGACCGAAACCAACTGAGTGTATCCATCGTTTACAATCTTATATCCAGTTCCATTGAATGAAACGATAGTAAACTGTGCAGCAACCATGGATTTACCCTGGTTGGGTGTTTCTGCTTTACCGTTGGCGTCTAGACCTGGGAAAGGACAGTTTGGTTGCTTAACCTTGCTACCATCAATTTCACAACCTCCACCACCTCTGAAAGAGATAACAGAAGCGTTTTGAATATATGGAGATGCTTCGATAATAGGAAGATCCATATATGATGTTAAGATGTTGACACGCTTAAAGTCAGCATCATACATCGTAAGTTCTGGAATATTCTCAATAGCATCTGTATTGTAGAGAGTTCCGTAAGTCTTTGTTGGTGGAACTCCACCTGCAAGAATATCATCTACTGTTTGGAAAGATGTTGTGATGGTTGAGACAACATCAGCACAAGTTGGTGTAGTGGTATCTTCAGTGACAGTTGAATCTGTATATAGAGGTAAGATAGAATATAATGGTTGGTATACTGGTTCTGAGTATGCACCAGTTCCAGTGTGCCAGTTTCTTACTGCAAGAATACAAAGATCTCTTACTTTCTCAAAAGCATATCTAGTAACAGGAAGTTCTGGTTGAGAAATGCCAGTAAGAACTCCTCCAGTAAAATATGCTTCAGCAGAGGTAACCATACCAGAGTTACCACCTAGAACCATATCTCTTCTTAGAGATTGGAGAATATAACCAATATCTCTCTTACAGACATTCTCACCTACTACATAATCTCCAAGATTTGTCGCTGGTAGATTTGCTAGTGTTCCGTTAGTAACAGCATCTGTGATAATACCAACCAAGGTATCAATTGCTGTGCGAACGTTTGCACATGATGTTGGGTCTGTATTGTCTCCAGTTGCAGGATCGGCGGTAAGAGTTAAATCCTTAACATAGAGTTGGTTTGTTACTGCCCTCTTCATCTGAACAGCAGCTTCGTTAAATGCTACTACAGACTGTGCTTCTTCACCAACCAATCCGTTGTTGATTGGGTTACCATTAGCATCAAAGTAATACTTAGTTGCAAGAATGATATTTGAGTTTCCACCATTGTAAAGATCATTAGCAACTGCTTTTACAATATAACCAATATCTCTACGGCACTTAGATTCTGATGTTAAATATGTTGCTGTAGTTTCTGCTGGCATGGAAGTAATATTTCCAGCAGTAATAGCATCGGTAACAATAGTTGTTAAGTTATCAATTGCAGACTGAACGTTTGCACAAGATGCTGGATCTGTATTTGAACCAGTTGCAACATCTGCTGTAATGGTTAAATCTGTAATTGGTGACTTGCTAGAAACTACATCCCCACTCAACCATACTCCATTAAATGGAGATGAAAGAACTGCTGTCTGTGAAGTAGTTGCGTATGTTGCATTAGTGAATGATGAAGATCCTGACAGAGTATTTGTCAGCGCCGCATTCATTACTTCAGCAGCAATTGAGAACGCAGTATTTGACTGCGCTTCTTCTCCTACAAGACCATTGCTAATTGGAGATCCACCATCAAAATATTGAAGAACAAATTGTCTTGTATATTTGTTACCGCTAGCGAGAGCAACATCGAGAGAAACTGCATCAATGAAGTGACCAATATCTCTACGACACTTTACTTTGTTTGCTGTTTGCTCTGCTGCATCAGCACCAGGATATGTAAAGGTTGGGTGGTTTGTTTCAATAGATGCCAGTGCAGTTTCTGCAATGATATCTTTGTTTTGTTGAATTAATCTATAAGCATCAGAGAACCTATAAGTTGCTTCCGATGATGGATCGCCAGGAAAGAAAAAGTCTGGATATTGAACACCAATCTCTACCAGTGCTCTATCTACAATTTCATCTTGGTTAGCGTAAATTAGATTTCTGCCATCTTTAAATCTAAATCCATCTGTATCAACATTATCATCTGGAATATAGAAATCTGGATATTGAGTGGATACGGCACCAATTGTTTCTTCTAGAATTAACTCTTCATTTCTAGCAATCAATTCTGCAGCATCTAGATATCTATCAGCAGCGTTGTTGGTGATAACATCAACAAAGAGATATCCAAGGGTATCAACTGCAGCAACAACATCTGCACAGGTGTTTGGTCCTGGTGTAGGTGTTGTGTCTTCGATTACAGTAGTATCTGTGTAGTATGAAAGTGCTGAATACTCTGGAGTATATTGTGGTTCTGAGTATGCACCAGTTCCAGTGTGCCAGTTTCTTACTGCAAGTTTACACAGGTCCTTAGCAATTTCAAAAGCTCTTACAGTTTCTGTAATTTCATTTCCAATGTATCCAACTTGGGTTCCCTGAACATAGCGTTTTGCTGCTTCAATAACATTAAAGTTACTGCCAAATTGTAAATCCTGGATGATAGAATATACAAAGTGTCCAATGTCTCTACGACACTTATCTGGATTAGGTTGGGTAAATGTTGTGAAGTTTACACCATCAAACTCATCAGTTACTTTTAGATAAGTTTCATCCTTGATAAACTCAACGTTATTCTTAATTAAGTTTGTAGCATCTTGCCATCTTCTTCCAAGTGATGGAGTTGCTTCAAATGTGTTTGGTGAGTTGAGCAGAGACACCAAAACATAATTAGAATATCCCCTAACATTTACAGCAACTGGAATAAAGTTACTATCGGTGAATGAAGGTAGCTTTTTAGGAATGACAAATCTTCTTGCTCTTCCGTCATCATCTTCGATAACCTTATAAATTCTTTGAACACCGTTTAGTTCTGCTAGATTTCCTACTAATCCAGTGATGAGAACTTCAGATCCTTCTTTAAAATCGTGAGTATTTGCTCTACCAGTAATTGGATTAGTATAGAATACGATACCACCAAGATCATCATCTCCACCAAATCCACCAGTGGCAATACTTGGATCTCCTTGCAGAGAACCATCAATCCTAGTAATTGAAATTGGAATTCCTGGTTCTGTTCCATGGAATACAACTTCACCCTCAGAACGAATAGATCTTAGGTCGTCAGAAACAAATTCATATGTTGTGATGTTTGGATCTGTTCCAACATCATACCTATAGATATCAGCAAAGTTAAATGATCCACTGACAACTTCAATGTCAACAGTACCTTTTGTATATCCATCGGGTGCTTCTGTGGAATTGTATGTAATACCGATTACAGTACCAATCGCACTACTGTTCACACCTTGGATTGTTGCTCCAATTGTCAAGAAAGAACCAACTGGAGCTCCTCCAACAACTTCAATCCCAGTGTGATCCTTGAATGTAATTCTATACTTTTGCTTACCAAAAATTTGGTGACCGATGGGGAAGTTTCTCTCAAAATCTCCACCAGCAGTTGGTTCGTAGTAAAGTCTTTGCTTATCATCAAAAGCAACAGCGAAATCCCACGTTTCGTCTGCTCTTCCTTCTGAATCTAATTTATCTCTAAAGACAATTCCAGTAATATAGTTCTTATCCGCAAACTTAAACATGTGTTTGCGGGGATTTTTTGGTCTGATAATTACCAGACGTAGGTTATCACCAACAACCGAACAATCTGGTGGAATTGAAATTGGGTTATCTTCCGAATAATCACCACCAGAAATAATAACGGTTTCTTTTACACCAATAGTTTCTGTAGCAATCTGACATGCTCTCTTAATAGTTCTTACAGGAGTAGCAGCAGATCTACCAGTGTTTACGTCATCGCCAATCTCTTGTGATACGTAAACACGACCGCCAACGTCATTTGTTGCTAGATTGAGAACATATTCTGTAGTAGCAATTTTATCAGATCTATCTCCTAGAGGTGGAGTTATAGATCTAGGATAAATTGTTTCTCCGTAAAATGGTTTCTCTTGATCGTCAACTCTGTAACCGATATGTTTTAGGGTTACTTCACCATTAATATCCGATCCATCTTTGAATAGTGGAGCAGTAGTGCCTGTTCTTCCAGTATTTTCTACGCGATATACATTATCCGCAAAATATAGATATGTATCTTTAGGATATGTCGTGGAAGCTTCCCAAATACTTCCTGCAGCATTAGAGAAAATCTTAAGATCTGGAGCTCTAAAATTAATATCTGGAGTAACAAAGTTTTCAATATCAAGGTTTAAAATTCTTGCAGTATCAGAAATAATAGATGTTGATGTTCTGATAGCACCATTAACATCAAGTTCATAATCAACACTATCCAAAAATGTAGTTGCAGAAGCACCAGAACCACCTCCACCAGATATTGTGATTGTTGGTGGTGTAGAGTAACCAAACCCAGGATTGTCAACAGAAATACTACTTACCGCTTCACCTAAAACATTAGCAGTTCCTGTTGCCTGAACTCCAAGAATAGGATCATCTGGAGCGGAGATAATTACATCTGGGACAGAAGTATATCCACTACCAGTGGTATCAACAACAATTGATTCTAGTCTTCTGCCAGTTCTATTAACACCAACTCTAGGCAGTTTACTAATAGGATCAATAAGGAAACGCATGATTTCCTTTTCATCTGTTCCAGCACCAGAACGGACTGTCAAGTCATCTGAACTAGCAATCTTTAGATTTGAAGACCTAAGCTCCTGCTTTTCGGCATTAAATTCTAAACTCATCTTACTGGAAACTCCAAGATTTTATTGTATCCCTCGTTCTATTTATTACGAGATTAAATCATAAAGTGCAAGTTATGACTTGTATATATCCAATCCACTTTGCATTATCTGCAGCACCAGATCTGGTAGTTGCGTAACTATATTTGTTATTTGCACCACCATCATATTCTTCTACTGCCCAAGTCTGATCTGCAGGAACATTGTCAGAAATGATGCTCTTAATATTTGATCTTGAAATAACATCACCTGTTCCATCCACAGTAACAATAGTTTCAAATTTTACTGAATAGTATGCGGAACCAGAAGTATTAATTCCAATGATTTTTGAATTAATAAAATTAATCGTGTTGTTGGGAAGATCGATCAAGTTACTTCCATCCAGGGTCATAAATCCTGTGTTTACTCCCCTGACAATATAATCATTTTTAATAGCATCTGTATAGTTTGTATTTTGAATTGACAAACTATTGATATTTTTTAGATCCCTATCTGCAGATATAACTGGAGTATATCCTACTGAAAAACCATGACCAGAATCTAATGGGTTGTTTGTTAAAGCCATTTTAATTTACTCTATTTTTTTACGTTGGTTCTAACTACTGTAATATTGACAATATCTCCAGTAGCAATAGAAGCATCCAATGACAAAGACAAACGAACTTTATTAGTTGCGTTTAGATCTACTACTGCGCCAAAAAGATTTACGGTTTTATTAGTTCCGTATTCAACTGTATATAGGTCACTTCCTTTCACAATCACACTAATTTCTTCTGTGTGAACGTCTTCTGTCACTGTGTTATATGCGGTCACGATAACTTTTGAACTCTTTGCTTCTGTTGGGTCATACAAAACAACAGTTCCAGTGTCAGTAGTTCCTTTAGTTAGAACTACATCATCTGATTTAATTTGCAAATCATCCAATTCAAAAGTTTTTAGGAAGGCATCAATAAATTTGACCCCCTCAAAAACTCCAGTTCCATATCCTTTATTCAAGAAAATTTCGCCAGCATCGGACAATCTTAATACTGTGTCAATAGTTAGACCAGTGCTGAGACCAAGATCTAAATTATTTACCGAAGAATATACAAGAGTAGTTGTAGCGTCTGATACATCAATTCCAGAATGTAAATTATTAAATGTTACATTCTCAACGTTGATGTTGAGCGCATTACTTGTAGAACTAATACTATCAATAGTTCCAAAGAGAACTTGAGACTGTGTTACCTGTAAAGTGTTATCATCATTATTATAGAAATATAAAATATTTTCATTGGCACCAGCACTAGATTCTGGAATAATATAAGTATTGCCATCAACGTCTCTTACTCCTCCGAGAGAAGACCAGTTTAAAGCAGCAGCATTGTATCCTTCATACTGGTTAATTTCAGTATTGTATCTAATAGAACCAGCAACAGGAGTTCCTCTCTGCAAATTATCTCCAACTGGAACTGCGAGAGATCCCGTCGCTGTTACGACAAGATTTGAACCATCTGGAATTTTAATGGAAAAGTCTCCATCTGCTTCAATCTCTTCACCAGTTATTAATAGATCTCTTCCAGTAACGGTATTTGATGCATGGATTGTGCTGTCTGTAAAGATTACTTCATTGACATCTTCAAATTCGATGTTTCCCGAAGTAGTTCCATACCAAGTTAGTTCAAGTGCAACAGCAATTTCGGTGATTGTAATTGTTAGATCATCAACACCATCAGTTCCTCCAATAAGAGAACCAAGAACAGTAATGACATTATCTACTCCTCCACCACTTGTAGAATAACCACCAGTTCCTTGACTTAAAAGATTTACTTGAACTGCTCCAAGTTGGAATATAATTTCAAATTGTGCAGAACCGTAAGTATCATCATAGCTGTATGTACCTACCGCATTATTTCCAGATGGAGTTGAAACAGTAAATGCTGCAATGGCACCAGCAATAGTTGGTGTGCCTCCATTAGCAGATACCGCGCCAGTTTCATGAGTTGGCGCAATTGCATCAGATAGACCAGCAACAGTTACTTCATATACATTAGTATCTTGATATAAGAACGTTCCAAGACCATAGTATGTGTTTGCTGCCCATGCTGTGTATGTTGATACGTCTGTAGACTTAAACTTGTTAGCAGACTTTAAATTAATTTCTGATTGACTGATAGTTAGACTATTGGTTCCTCCATTATAGAACCAGAAAGTATTATCATTTGCACCAGTAAATTCTTCAGCAAGAATATATGTATTACCATCAACGTCTCTTACACCACCGAGAGATGACCACGCTGCAGCGATACCATTGTATCCTTCATACTGCTGCGTCTCAGTGTTAAATCTAATTGAACCACTTTCTGCTTTTGCTCCTTGTGGTCTTTGATCAATAGTTCCAGATGGAATAATTAGTGACATCGTGCCACTAACTTTAGCATTTGTATTTGCTATTGGAGCAAGAACAACATCCGAAGTTCCTAGAGATGCAATTTGATTTGTTGAAATCTGTAATTGATCATTTGAATTGATTGATCCAGTAGACTTCAACACTCCACTGGTGGTCAAATTACCAGTAGCAGATTCAATTGATAATGCTCCACCAACATTAAGACTATTTCCAGGAGTTAATGTGATGTTGGTAGATCCACCAGTAGTAACAGCAATTCCAGATCCTTTGTCCGACAAAGTTGTGACTTTAAGACCCGCAATATCACCAGATGTGGAAGTTAATGTAGATACAGTTCCAGTAGTTGCTGTTAAATTTGCTGTAACTACATCAAGTGCAGTTACGCTACCATCAACAATATCGAGAGCAATACTATCAAGAATACTGATAGTGTTTACTAATACTTGAAAACCAGTTCCTGGTGGACTGGGATTGTTGGGATCAATAGTTATGGAAGAAGATCCTCCATAATTTGGATTATCTGTGCTGAAATAGTATAAAGTTGATGGGTAACTAGCAGTTACTGATACAGTTAAAGTATTATTCTCTGTGTCTCTAACTACTGTTGCTGGAGCATATTCTCCAGGACCATCTTGAGTTTCGCTAAGAGAAAATGCATTAGAACCAGAATATGTAAACTCATATGTAGCATCTTCATATAAAGTCAGATTTGGAGTGAATTGTGCTCCATTACCATCTCCAATATCAATTCCTGCTCTAAATTCTGATGTAGCAACATCTACTGTATAGGTAGGAGTTGCCGAACCATTATATACTAATGTATCTGTAGATGCAAAGGACGAATCTCTTAATACTACAGATGTGATATTTCCACCAGAAGTTTCAATCTCAACAATATTATATTGTGTTCCATCTAGTGTTGAAATTTCTAGGGTTCCACCAACACTAAAAGTTCCAGCAGCAATAGTTTCAACAAATGTAAGTCTTTGAACAGAAAGATCGGAAACAATATATTCAATTGGTACTGATAAACTTGCATCTGCTACTGTTAGAGTATCTCCAACTGCATAACCATTACCACCCTCAGCAATAGTTACTGATCCTACAGCAGCAATTGCGGAAATTGTGAATTGGAACCCATTTCCACCACCATATGGCGGAGTGAAAGTTAGCGTTGATGCTCCATCTATCTCTGGTGCTACAGATAATTCTACAGTTGTTCCATCAACAATACTTGCAACGATAGTTCCTTCTGCAATTCCTGTTCCTGTTACTGTTGAGTTTGGTAAAATGGTTGATGTATCACTTACTGTAACATTTACATCAATAGTTGATAATGTAGTAGCAGAAGTAGTCGCTCCATATAATCCGAGAACTGTTCCTTGTGTATAACCAGTTCCATATTGTTCGACAGTAAAAGAACTTACATTACCATTTTCATCAACAGCAATAGTAACAATGGCATCTCCATTTCCAGCACCTGAAATAACATATGGATATTGACTATTATATGTTCCTTCTGTATATCCAGATCCAGCATTGGTTATAGAACCAACCCAGTCTCTTACTCCAATATTAGCAACAGCACCAGAACCAGTTCCACCCAAAAGAGGAACACTAACGTAATCACCTACGCTATAATTAGAACCAGGAGATGTAATAATTAGATTTTCATCTGCAAGAAAATACTTTCTTAAGTTTACATCTGTGTAGTATACAGTTCCTGTAAGTGCTAAATCTACAATATCTTTATCAGATGATGCAGCAGATAGAACACCAAGAGTTTTTCTATACAGACCTAAACTATTTTCACTAGAATACGAAAACGATGGCGCGGAAACTGTGCCATCTAATAATTGAATTCCTCCAAAAGTTTGAGAGGCTGAACCAGAGGAAAGATTGTATAAATCTTGTCCAATGGAGTTGATCGTTTGCCTTTGTCTTTCAAAGGTATCTGTCTTTGCAACGGATCTAAGAACTGCCATTTTTGATTAACTCTCTCAGTAGTGATTTGATTTCAGAGATTTCATTCTTCAACATATTTATGTCGTCCAACGCGGAATTGAGACGCTTCAACTTACGTCTAGATTCGATAGCAGAACTGTCATGATTCAAGATGGCACCTGTGTTCTCGTCTCTAACGAGACCATCATGCCCTTCAACTTTGATGTATCCCATACGCGGAAATTAGAAAGAAGCAACAGCGCGAATATCTTGAACTTTTGGAGCAAATGCTGGATCAACAGTCTTCATCACAATCTTGACAGCAAACGAAGAGAACTCAGGAAGATCTGCAACGCTATACTTCAATTCTTGATATGAAGATTGCTTCTCGACAGTTCCAGAAATGCTATTCTCACTGGATGCAATCTCTAGATTATCGGGACCTCCATCTACATTGAAGTATTCCCAATCAATATCTTCGAAGTTTTCTTGACTGGATGCCTTCTTAAATCTGTAGAGAACTCGGATGTTTGAGATATCCTTGATGTTAGCGGTAAGTCTTACATCAATAGATGTTCCAGGATTGCCAATTGCAACCTCCTTAGTTACATACTTAGCAACTGCGGAACTGTTCTTAGAAGAATCTTCGGAAACAAAATCAATGCCGTTAGAATATGTAATGCTTCCAACTTCCAGATAAGATGCTTCGACATCATCCTGAGGAGCATACTTGACATAATCACCAACACGGAAGATATCAGAAACTTGCTCTGAAGTCTGAGCATTTCTTGCGAATGCTACATTATCAATAATTCTTCCAGTAAAGTCATTATTAATTGGTTGAGTGTCTGTTCTTAGGATTAACTCTTGTGTTTTATTGTTCCAAAGAACTGTTTTACCAGTAATCTTATTGTCATATGTCTCAAGAATTACTGATGGATTGCGAGCAACGATAGTTGCACCATCAGCGATATCAAAGAATAGTTCAACAGGATTTGAATCTACAGTCACGCTAGTGAGTGATGCTTGATTACCAAGGGAAACAGTTTCTCCAATCTGGAAGAACTGTGCTGTCTTAACTCTTACATATACGACAGCACCGTTTACTCTAGCAATAGTTCCAGATGCTTTTGTAGTTGCTCCCTTGATAGTTTGACCTGCTTGAATTTCAGTTCCACCATTTCCAGCAAGTTGGAATTGATAGACTGGATAGAATTTGATGATCTGATCTCTTCTACCAAATCTATCTTCTTGACCGCTAGAGTTTTCAACTCTGGAAGTAGATGTCTTAACAGAAGCAGAAGACAAATCAATCAGTGGTGATAGATGAGAGACTGTAGAAGTCATTACCATCTTATATGTCAATGACTGATTTAGACTATTGAGGGTCTCATTAATCTCAGATGCGATCAACTTCTGGTTAGTAAAGTATTGTGGTTCATTCAAGAAAGTTCTCTCATAATCTGTCTGTGAGTATGAAACATAATTTGTTGTTGCCGAATCAACAGGAACTACATTAGTAGTCTTGACATAATTCTCAAGTTTTGTTCCAGTGAATGAAAGGTAGTTGACTTGAGGATATAGAGTTTCAAACTTTCTATTATGAGATGCATAGACATTTTTTCCACCACCAAACGCATTGCTAGAAGCATTTGCAGTAGAAGTAATATTGTAGGTGTCAACACCACTGTTCGAGATCTTAAACAGGTTGCTGTTTAAGATGTCAGAGGTAACACCACCAGTCTCTTGTGCAGTTCTGTAGAAGACATATGATTTGCCAGAAGTCTCAAATCCATGGTCTCTGTGTGAAACCTTAACAATAGAGTTATTGTTCTTGAATAGTTTTGAGGTAGCATTGGTGTTTGCACTAGCGTTTGTCTCGAATGGATTATAGTCAAGAAGTTCATAACCCAAGTTATCATTCTTGAGTAGAAGTTCTGCAGGTCTGCTGATGTCAAACTCTGCGCGATATAGCGAGAACTTGAGATCCTCAAAAATATCTTCTGTCCAACTCTCTGTATTTTGAGACTTATAAACTGAACCTAAAGCTGGTTGAGTTGTAATAACAGTGCTTGTAGCAATATCGGTAGCACCTAGTTTAGACGCCCAAAGCATGTAGTCAGTAGAATCTGTCTCTACAACTAGAGCATACTCAGTGTCATTCTGTAGGTATACTGGATATTCAAACCCAAAGTATGTTGGTGTTGTGGACTGCGTAACTCCTTCGTTATCGACCGCTACGCCCATTCTAACTGCTGGTGTGTCAATCTCAATGAAGGTTTGGATTTCGCACCCTCCAGCGCCATTTCCGACGCCTTTGACGACGACTGAAGGAGCTTCGGTATATCCAAATCCAGATAGAGAGACCTCAGCATTATAGATTTTACCACCTGAGACTTTGATTGCTGCAGTAGCAGTAGATCCACCAGGAAGTTGTGGACTTTCGATAGTTAGGATTGCACTATCATAGTTTTGTCCTGGATTAGTAACTCTGACTTTAGAGACTTTTCCACTATCTTTAGCAATCGTAACTTTTCCAGTAGTTCCCTGAGTAGCATTTGCTGTGGTTACAGATGGAATAGTTAGATCTTCATTTTGAACGAACGACTTACCATTGTGATTGCTGAGAACGAAAGTATAAACTTGCTCGTTTGTAAGACTATACTTACCAGATGAGGTGGCAACCAATTCAACATTATTCTTATCAAAGATCTTGAGAATAGGTCCAGAAGCAGCAGAACTTACTCCCGTAACATTTTCTCCCTTGTAAACAGCAACATCGCCATTTGCATAGCACTTAAGGAATGTATTGGGTGATAGAACCTTCTCTGAACCAGGAACAATATTCTTTCCTGGTTTCTCTGCGTCTACATTAGTTAGATATGCTTTAACTGGAATATTGCTGCTCTTCTTGCTGAAGTAAAGATTAATACCAGTTACAAAGCATCCGCCCTCTAGATTTTCAACTTTAAATGTCTGTGCTAGTGGGTTGGGTCTTACTGGGTTATCAGTGTTGCTTTCAATCAACTGAACACCTTCATTTGACTTAAAGTATGAAGGTTTGGTGGATACGATTGTTCCTGGGTTCTCTGGAAGAATACCAGTAGCATAGTATTTAACTTCTGTGTAGCTATCGACTTCATCCTTAGGTGCATTAGTAGCACTGGAAGTAAATCTGAATGTTAGAATGCCAGAAGTAATTGATACTTCTTCTGCATTTGTATCATAAGATAGGGTATCTACGCTACCGTTCCAAGTAGCATTTTCAATTGGTGGGAAACCAGCAGGAAGAACAATCAAACCAGATGCGTTACCATACTCATCAGTGGTGATTGGACCATTAAATGCTGATAGTGAATTGCCTGCAAGACCAGTAAATCTTAAATCTGGATTAACCCAACGACTGATATCTCTTCCTTCTAGGAACACATACATCTTGGTGTTGGGTTTCATTCTCCTGATTACATACTTAACAGGAACACTTCTCGCAAAGAACGATAGAGAATTGGAAACAAGATTTCCTCTTACATTCTTAGTTTGAACACCCTTACCAACATCATTATTTTGTGGACTGATGTTTGAAGAACTAGAAACAGATGCAGACTGAACTTTTGTTGATGCCTGCTGACTGTTAACCTCACCTAGAGAATTGATTGAAGTGAATGAAGGGGAAGATCCAACCCAGTTAACTACAAATGAGTTGTGAATACTAGCGAATGCTTCCTTGACATTTTCTTTTGCTAAGAAGATGTTAAAGAGACTCGTGTTTGTATCAACAACTAGAGGTTCTTCTGATTGATCATACCACTGATCAATTGATGGGGATAGTTCACCATCTCCAACATATTGAAGAACAACAAATGGATTTGGATTAATCTTTGTTGATGCAAACTCATTGCCAAGTAGATTTAGGTTTGAGTATGGCAGAGTAACAACATTATTGACTTTCTTGTAACCAGAAACTGCTCTCTGATCTTCTCTTACATTAACTTCGACCAGTTTAATGCTATCTTCCTTAGATTGTGGACGAAGAACTGATTGCTGTGGATCAATAGCGCATGTATAGTCAAGTGATGTTAGATTACCAACGCTATGTGCTTCGAAGTTATCAACAAAGAAACCAGACTTAAATCTGTCTAGACCAACTTCATCCTTGACCTGCATGTTGAGAGCTTGTTGCTCAAGGATGCTAAGAGTAGTGTAATACTCAAGACGCTCAATACGCTTCTCCAATTTACCGATATCGCGCATAGTATAGCGACGATTATCAACTGGAGTAATTCTTACATCTTTACTGGTCTTAGTAAAAGCAGGAATGTATGCATAGAACAGAGGAACTGCGTCTTCGATTGGATCTGGTTTAGATGGGTTGAGAGAAGAATTGCCTTCTTTTACTAGGAACTCTCCTTTCTTGTTAAGGAATATGCCATCAATACGATCTAGATATTGGATCTGACTGAAGGAGAAAGTATATTCAATGCCAGCATCTGGAGCAGGGGTGCTAGAAACAACAGCGCCAGGACCAGCAAACGCCCCCTCAGTAACTTCTAGCAGTGACTTATCTAGATAACCTGGAATAATTGCTGTTGTGTCTACCTTGGGACGGAAATCGATTACGTTCTTGAGTTCTACATTACCAAGCACAGGGGAGTTGAAAGAAGGAATTTCATCTTCAGGAACACCTGCTTCATGTAGGTAACTATCGATAGTTACAAAGTCACCCTGAGATTGCTCGAAATAATCAAAAGCAATAACAAGTTGTCCTACAGATGCTTCAAATCCTGGTTTAAGGACTAGTCTTGAAACATCATATACTGTGTCTCTTTGACCGTCATCAAATGTATATCTAGAAGTAACATCAGTTCCAGAAACTAGATTTCCAGCAGTGTCAACATCTGGAGCTTGTGAAGGAGTTCCTTCATAAACATATCTTAGTTTGAATACATCAGAATACGAGAGGGTCTCAATAACTTCAGTATCGTAATCAGATCCTCTAAGAGGAATAATTCGGTCACCAGATGATGTAACAACAATTCTCTTGTTTCTTACAGCAGTCTTAAGTCTTGGTTTTGCGTTAGATACTTCTAGAGTTGCGGTCAACTTAAGTTTAGGAAACGCACCGTTGGAAGAAATGGTTCCAAAATAATCAGATGTTAGTTGTAGACTAATAGATCCAGAAGTGAGACCACTAGCAGTATCAGTGGAAGATGAGATTTCTACAGCATCTGTGGGGACATAAATGATATCCCCCCTTACAATGTTAGGTGCATCTCCTGGATCTAGAACAGTGATAATATAGTTTTCTTCACTGAATGCTGCAAATCTCTGTGTTCCAAATGGCAACTGTGCTGCAAATGTAATCGTTCCACCAGAAGTAGAAGCGGTTGTTACAAAATCTCTGCGGAAGTAATACTTGATCTTTGTATCATCTCCACCAGCAGAAATCTGTTCAACCTGCTTACTGCCAGTTGGGAACAGCAGTGTGCCACCATTGGTGTTTTCTGGTCTAGGTCTTAGACGAACGATACTAGTGTTTGTTACATCTCCTGGGAGAGCAGTGTCCAAATAAATTCTAGTCTTAGCAGAACCTGCTGCTTGAGTTGCATATTGAACTACGCAACGAACAAGATTATTATCAGCATCTGAGAATTGAATTAGATCTCCTTGCTGAACTATGCTGGAAGCATCAGCACTAAAACTTGTAGATTCAACAAATACTGTTCCTTGCTCACCTAGGAATGTGTAATCTGTTACAGCAGTAATGTTAGCAAAATTTTGATCCTCAACTACAAGATCTGCTGTAAATTTATTTCCGCCGCCAGACCCGTATGAACCACCAATAGATTTTACGTTTTGTGGTGTATAAGTAGTTACTGCATTTCTGACTAGAATTGCACGAACCTCTGCAGCACCAGCACTATCGGTTGACCCAGTAACAATAATTTCTGGTGGTTGAACAAACTCTATATTTCTAAGTGCTGCTTGATTATTAATTGAAACTTTGTATACTTTTCCACCATAAACAGATGCGCCAATCTTCGATGCATCATATGAAACACCATTCATTAAAATTGAAGCCCCAGAAGAATATCCAGATCCTCTTTCGATAACAGTAAAATGTGAGATAGTGTTATCTTTTGCAATCTTTACCGTATTTGAATCTTCATCTCTGATTGTTTCACCAGACTTAAAGTTTCCAGAAATGGTCTTAACAAAAAGTAGTCTGTCTGTTGAGTAGACACCAGAAGCAGGTCCTTCTACAACACCATATGCACCACTCTCTAAACCAAATACATACTTACCTTCATCAAATCCAGTAGGAACAGTTTCTAATAGAATTCTCGTAAAGAATTGTGGATCAAAATAAGAGAAACCAAAGATGCTGTTATAGGTTTCAGATCCTCCACCAAGACGACCTTTCGATAAAACAACATCAGAATCTGAATTAAATCCTTCTCCTCTCTTCTTAAGGAAGAAATTGCTTGGCTTTACTTTACCAACAACTGGAGTGATTGAACTTCTGTAATCTACTACTTCTGCCCAATAATCATCATTGTCTTGAGCGTCTCCGTTTGAAAGAAAGATCTTTCTCTTCTTCTCAGAATCTCCTTCATCATATTCGAGGAGTAGATTTTCCAATTCTGCTTTGTTGCCAAATACAGTAAGTTCTAAGAATTGTTTGTTTGCATTATCACTAATTCCAGGTCTATTGATAGTAGCATAAGCAAGTGTTGTTACAGTTCCAATATCAGTTGCTGTTCCATCTGCACTTCTAGATTTGATAAAATAAAGTTCCCTATAATTTGTTTGGAAATTAGCATCTGTCAATGCACCTAAAGTAGGTTGACCATTAAGACCAAGAACATCTAAAGTGATAGTCTTAATAGCATCATTTGCTGTAAATGTAAGACCTCTTCTGGAAACAGTCTGTCTGTGGTCAGTAGTTGCCTCAGTTCCATTTACTCCAATAGAACCATCAGAGAAAGTGCTGTAAAGGAAGATATCTGGATATGCTGTAAGATCAGAACCTTCCTTGTTTAGTGGAACACTACCAAAAACATTGGTAACGGAGAAAGTTGGAAGACCTTTTGTTTTTAAAGTAACATTATCACTAGTTAAACTTTCTCTTGCTTTATTGATTTCAAGATACTTAGTCTCTTTGTTTACGATTTCGTATCCTTTAATATATGCTTTACCAGGACCAATGCTAGCAACCATTTTTCTGGAAGCTTCACTAGCACTATATCCATTGTAAAGACCAAATACGTCAGCACCATAAAGACCTTTGTTGCCGTCTTTTTGTGCCCACTCACGAATATCAATGTCAAAATTATCTACAACATAGTCACCACTCTCATCAAATGTTCTACGGGCAAGAGTTTGCTCAAGAACACTAAAGTCTGTAGAAGTAACTTTTCTTTGAACAACTCCTCTCTTAACTGTGAGAAGTTGAATAAAATTTTTATCAGTGATTGCATCTAAAGCAAACTCTTTCATCTCTAGACTAATTTTTAGTCTATGTGCTCCAGGTGCAGTGTAGTTAGAAGATCCAATTGCATTATCATATAAAGAAGCATCTGCTTCTGGAGTTACAATCTCTTCTTTGATTGTAAATCCTACTTTTGCTGATGGTTTGTCATAGTATTCTTCGATGATAAGAAGTTGCTCTTCATTTCTAACAAAATATCCATTAACAAAGTAAATACCTTCCTGCACTTTGACTGCAGATGCAAATCCCATTGCAGGACTTTCCAAAGAAGTAACTTCTCCTGTATCTGGATTAGTTACCTGAATGCTAGTAGGCAGAACACTACCATCAGTTCCAACAACTAGAAGCGGTGTATTAACACCATCTACTACTTCCAGTGTTTCACCTTGACGGAAAGTTGGTTCAATATTTGAGTTGCCACTATTAATATAACTAACAAAAACCGTATCTGCACTGCTTTCGGTTGCTAACTTTGCAGACAATACGGTTCCTACAACGCCAGAAGTGAGACCTTGTAGTTGCTGTCCAACTAACTGAGTGATATCATACTTTTTGTAAACAATATCGGTGCCGTCAGATACAGCAACTTCAGAAACAGAAGATAACTTAACGTAGTCTAGTTTTGTATTAAGACCTACCTCACCAGGAATTACCTGTTCTCCCTGCTTGAAAGCATATTTACCAAAACTCTCGATCTGGTTTTGGAGAATAGATTGAACTTGAGTTAATTCTCTACCTTGAATAGAGTAACCAGGACGGAAGAGAATCTTATAAAAATTCTTATTCGCGTCAAAGTCCTCGTAATAAGGATTTACATTGAGGTTAGTCTTCTGAGGCATTGTACTCCGCCAACTACTAGTATCTAGTCCCTAGTATTTAGTAGAGATAAAAAAAATCCCCCCATTGCTGGGAGGATTTGATAATGACTGATAAATCAGAATTCGATGACTAGTTTGATATCTTCAATCTGGTCAGGAGCACGAGTGATAAGACGACGGTTCTCGATGTAAATTACTTCGCCAGAGTTGTTTTCAATTTCTGGCGATGATAGACCAGCAGCAAAAATAGAACCTAGAAGAGCACCAGCATATGTGGTAGCTACATTTCCAGATGCTGCAGAACTTTCTCCAGTGATAGCATTGGCAGCATTACTTTCAAATGCTCTTACAACACCTTGATCCGTGTGAGCGTCATTAGTTTGAATATACTTGAGAACGCCATTGGTTGTAGATCCGTCGTCCAGTGTCCATGAAACAACAGTTCCATATGCAGTTCCACCAGTTACTGTCTGAACAATTTTTTCATCTGCAGCATAGTCTGCAGTTGCGCCAGTAATCTTAACTGCCCTTAATCCAGAGAGAGTATCTGCAGTTGCAAATGTGGTGGTTCCCCAATTTAGTGGATCTGCAATAATACCAATGCGACGGAAATCATTATCTACTGGGAAGTCTCCAGAACCCTCAGCATAGGTTAAGCGAATATTTGTCATTACGCGCTTACCATTGAGTTCTGTTTCGTGGTCTGAACCATGACCCCCTTGGGGAGGAAGAACTGCTTCCAGAGCAGCATTTCCACTGTAACCACTAACGATAGTAGTCAAACCAGCATCACTGAATAGGTTGCCAACTCCTAGAAGGATGTTTGCATAAGTGTAACCAGATCCACGGGACTGAATACTTGCAGAAGTAATAGTGCCAGAACCATTTGTTACTAGTTCTACAACTCCACCAGCGCCATCTCCTTTAATAGCAGTGTATAAAGTTTGTGAAATAGGAAGACCTGCACCACCATCTTCAACAAGAACCGCATCGATTGCACCAGGAACAGCAAGTGCTTCTACTGCTTGGCGAGATGTATTTGATTGAAGAACAATTGGCATAAAGTCTGAAGAGAGGAACTTCAGAACATCATCAGTTGGGATGGTATACATATATTTCCAGATGTAACCAGCACCAGTGGTTTCTGTATAGAGACCTGTTCCTGCATCGTAGTTAGGAGCTCCAGTGAATGGTTCTTCGGTAGCGTTTTGACCAGTTGTGTTTGAAGGATTTTCTCCATTAAACAGACACTTGAATAATTCATACTGAGAGTTCATTACATAGAACTTAGCATCAGAGATGGAAGCAGCGCCAGTTGCAGCTTGCTTACCAATCTGACCGCCGCCACCAGGAGTATCTGCATAATCTGGTTTCCACATATCGAACTTGGGATTGGCAACTAGATCCCAGTTGTAACGACGGATAACTGTTCTTGCAAAAGCATCTGTAATACGCTTTGCAGCGATAATTTCGTCATACAAAGAAATTTTTTCTCTCTGGTTATCAAGTGGGAGAGGTGGAATATCCTCAGTTGCATAACGATAAACGCCAGACTTAGCAGTAGCACCAGTGTCAGATCCACCTGCACCACCCGTGCGGCACTTGAGATCGGATCCTAACGTAGGAGCAGAGTTAACACCATTGCTGCCAAAAACGTCGGTCAGAAGAAGGGCACTATCATAAACAGCAGCAATGGTGGCACGGAAAGCAGTAGAACCATATGTTCCAACATACACTTCATCGCCAACCGTGAAAGGTGTAGAGTTCTTAGAATAGATTTCTAAGTATGCTCTCCATGGTTGTGGGCGACCCACGAAGAAATACATTCGTGAACGCTCCGCACTAGTGTCAGTTGCGCCCTCAGTAAGGGATTCTAGGAATTGCTTCGCGTTAAAAATACGAAACTTATCAGAAATAATAGCAGCCATGGGTTTCTTTGTCCGACGTTGTAATTTGTGCCTGAGTTATTTATATTTATGTGGTTATTTAGTTAATTGCAAAAGGAATCACTTCATCGCCGCTTGTAATGGTATTTGGTCCAGATACTACTGTGCAACTATTGAAGGATGTATTTGACTTACTTGTGTAAGCAATAACAGTTCCGTTTGCGGTGAACAAGTGTCCGCTATCTGGGAAATATGTGGTGTTGTTGACGTTTAGAATAAATGGTATGGTTCCAGTGAATGCACTATGAGTAACTGGATTATTGATAGATGGACGAACCATATTAAAGTATCTACCAGATTTCATGTAACTGGAACTATGTCTTTCGGTGAAATCTCCAATTGTTAGTGCAGGATAATAGATATCCATATCACCGATTGCAATTCCAGAAACACTCATATATCCACTATCAGTGAATACATCACCAAAGTTACCAATAGAAGGTCCGAGTTTTCCTAAGACATAATCTCCTCTGTAATCAATTTGTCCAACAACAAACGTAAAGTTATTGATGGCAACTACGTTTCCATTTCTTTGTGTAATATCTTTGGATACTAGTTGAACTGTAGATCCATCTCTCAAAATAACTTCATCAGTGAAGAATACCTCTTCAACATATCTATCAATAAATCCAGTTTCTGGTGGAGTAACAACAATTTCTACTTGTTTTCTAGCAATAGAGAATTCTGCTGGAGCAGAGATCTGTCTTTGTGTTCTTCTTTCAAATCCACCTGCTGCAGCAGATGCAGTAACCATAGTAACGTCACTTTCGCTCTGAACAGTGACTACACCACCAGAAACTACCGATACAGGATCTGGGATTTGACGTAAGAAAGTTCCAGCAACCCAATTTTGAGGAATTGTATTTTGCTTTCCTCTTTGTACTTTAAGGAAACGATCGCCAGTCTTGCGATAGTAGTAAACTACTTCGTCGCCAATCAACAAATATCCAGAAGACTTGAATTTGCTAGTATCTGCAATGTAAACAATATTTTCACTGGCGTCAAGATCAATTTGTAGATAAGCACCAACTTCAAAGAAGTTAATATTATCAATAGAATTATTGATAATAATATTTTGGAAAGATGTAGTAATCTGTCTATTAACAGATACAACAGAAGTTGATGTAATATCTGCAAGTGAAGTAGCAACTACAGAAATATATTCAGAAACGTCCTTAAATACATCAATTTTCTCTACTGCAGTGATCAGTGGAGCAGTATATCTTAGGAATGGTCCAGTTATACCAGCGGAAAGGTTTGTTCCAACTTTCTCTTCCAACTCAATTTCTTCTTCTAATTCCCAGTCAATACGAGCGGGACTATCAATAATAACAGCAGATGATGCAAACGAAAGAGCTTCTGGGAAACTGATTAAATCAATAGTTGAAGATATAATTACACCAGCAGTTTCAACATATGGACTGATAGAAACATTAATAAGTGATACACCAATGTCTCTTTCCGTGAGAATTTCGTATCGTCTAGAAACAACTACTAATGGTGCTTCATCATATTCAGAACCACCATCAATTAAATCGACGCTAATTATCTGACCTTTACTTACTAAAACATTTGCTCTAGCACCACCACCATTTCCAGTTTTTGGAATAAACTTAATAACTGGTGGTGTGTAGTATTGATATGCAGTAGGTTGTGTTAGTGGATCATAACTACGCTGGTTCCATTCCAATCTTTCAATTTTTCCAGTGAGATTTCCATTACCATCTTTTTCCATGATGGCAACAACAGAAAGACCTTCTCCTCTTGTTACTCCAGTGTATGTTTCAATAGATACTGCTGCATAATTATCACCTGAAAGTGGATTATCATTTCTTCCATCTTTACTTGTTACAGTTGATGGGAGTTGCTTGATAGATCTAAATTTATCTTCCCCCTCTACACGAATTTTATCACCATTTGCAAGATATACAAATGGATTTCTATAAGATTTGCCAATAACTGTTCCTTTCCACAAAGCACTATCATCTTTCAGAAGTTTTCTTCCTTCATCATCTGTGTTTAATGATAATACAGATGATGTAACATCACTATAATTAATAGTGTATCGAATATCGTATCGACCTTTAACTGCAAATACAAAGTCTAGTCCATTTTCAATGTGTCCATTTTGAGATTTGACATCAAATTCGATTGTTCCCGAATTATTAAAGAAATTAAAAACTTCGCCAATAATATTATACGTTCCATCTCCTCTTTGTTGCCATAAATGAATTGGAGATCCAATCTTATCTCCCATCCAACTATAAGTTCCAAAATTATTGATAATAGTAGATGTTAATCCAGAAATTTGTAATCTTCCTCTGGAATAATAAGTATCTGGAGCAAAATCATAGATATTAAGAACTTGACCAACATCTCTTCCATAGAGATATCTCAGGTCAATCTTCATTTCCTTTTGAATAGGAACATTAAAATAAATGTTTGGACCAGCAATAGTATAAGAGTATCCTTTTCTTTGAAGAACACCATCCAAGAACACATAAAGATTATCTTCTGATTCTATGTTCTGGACGGTGCTATCTTCAACATCTAGAATTAAGAATGGACCATTTCTCACACCATTTACTAAATCATAATCAATAGTTAGTCTCTTGTAGTTTCCAACACCAATACCAACAATTTTTTCAACAGCAGTCGGTTCGCCAATGCTCTTTGCACTGAAGTCTTGATCCCAAATAGGAGCAACGTCAAACTTAATGATGTTTGGAATTACAGTTCTATCAATGAAGTATGCATCAAATAGTGGGAAGTTTTCTGTATACTTTGGTCTTTGTAATACAGCATTAATTGTTAAGAATAGATCTTCATCCTCTTCAACAATTACTTCGGAACCATCTTCCCAATACAACTCAAATTCTTTAGTTTCGCCATCAATATAATCTGGGAGTGTTCTGGTAACTGCTTCTTGCTGTAGAATATCATCAACGTTTGAAGTCAACGAATCGACAGAAGAAATTACATCATTGCACTCTTGTGCTAGAAGTAGAGAATCACCAATAATATTGTAATTAGAATAGGTTAGTGTCTGTGACCAGTTACCTGCCTTATTTGGATTTTGGTTTGTTTTGCTGACTAGACCCCTACCTTCAGAGAGAATGGTGTCAACAATACTATTATAAGTATCGAGAGCACCTTCTACTTCAGCACAATAAGGACTTTGACTATCAACCAAAATGTTATTATCAACAACTGGAGCAATAGCGGTGTAAGTTCCAGCACCAAGAGTATTTCTCATTGCTTGGATCATTAAGTCTTTTGCATACTCAAATGCAGCAAGACTTTCTGTTAGCTCGTTGTTGATAAACAATAAGTTCTCAGATTCTGGATATTTTGATTTTACATAGTAAAGTTGTCCAAATTCAACAACTTTCCCATTTCCACCAAAACGGAGATGATAAACATATGCATCAACTAAGAATCCAAGATCTCTTTGGCACTTAGTTCCTTTTGAATTCCAATCAACACCAGGATATGTTGCTTCCGCCCATCCAATTGTTTCCTCTTGAATATATGCTTTGTTTGCTTCAATCAGATTAGCAGCATCGTAGAAAGTGCCATTATTAATACCACTCCACGAGAAGGTTGCCTGATCGGTTCCAGAGAAGGATACTGGCGCGGTAACAGTGACACCAGGAGGAACAGAGAAAGTATTTCCAGGGGCAACTGCACCTGTGCTGGTAGCAAAGGATCCTCCAGTTGCTGTTCCACTTAACAAAGTGATTCCTTGAGGTGCACCACTACCTCCAGCAGAGTTTGCTAATGCACTGTGACTGAGAGTGACTTGTGTGTCGCTATCGATAGAAACAATGTAAGTTCCCGTTGGGAATGCTCTACCAGAGTTTACAAACATACCAATAGCGAGGTTCTCGGTATCAGTAACATTCATGGTTCTAGAACCCTGAATGTATGTTACGCCACTATCTGTGTAATCCCAATTTCTAATAGCAAGTTTTGCCAATCTTGCAGCATACTTAAAGATACCAGTCGATTGTAATCTGTTGTTCTGGATGTATAGATAATCGCTATCTGTATTAAAGATGGAGGTGTAATCTACAGTTTTGATGTTTCCGCCAAATCTAAGATCATGCTCATACGCATCGAGAATAGAACCGATGTTTACCTCATAATCATCTTGCTTTGTGCTCCAATCTAAAGATGGATATGTTGCTTTTGCATATCCAATAGTTTCTTCAACAATGAACTGACGATTTCTTTCAACCTGATTAGCAGCATCTAACCATCTGCCATTACGTTGGAAGATGTTTCTAATTTTCTTAAAGTATCTTGCATTATACTGATTATCTTTAAATGCAACATACTTTCCATAGAAAGTAACACCATTATAATATGTAATATCAGACTGTCCTTCACCAGTTTGTTTCTGATATGGTCCGAGTGGTGGTTGACTAAAGATGATACGATCACCAGATACAGTGAAAGCAACTCCTGGTTCTTGTAGGACACCATCTAAACTAATTACTAGATTTCTATCACTATAAGGACTAAATGGAACTCCGCTGTCATTTAAAATCTGGAATGATGTTGTGCCTTGTAATCTACCATCAGCATCATAGTATCCATCAAAAGGAGCAGCAAGCGATACTTCAAAAGCACGCATTTCATTAAACAAGAACTCGCTAGTAGCAGCAGATCCAAATCCTTTACGAATTCTTTGGTTTTCTACCTTTTGAACAATCTGAGTAACAGTTCTAGTAGTGTTCTCTACAGTAATCTTATTCTTTGCAGGATCCCAAAGTTGAATAATTGAAAAATGAGATGCTTTTGGTGTTTCTGCTGGCATCTCGACTGGTGCAGTCGCTTCAACATCAACTTGACCAAATAGTTTAAATCCAGCAGGGTGAGTTGTAGACTTAATTAATTGACGCCATTGATCAATGGGTGTCTTGGATTTTACAACATAAGAGTAGTCTTGATAGAAGAAACTATCCAAGATCTTCTGATTTGATACTCCAAGTTTTCCTCTATCTGACTTAAAATATCCAATATTGTCATAGAAACCAGTGATCTGTTCTGCAAATGTGCTTACAAAGATTGCTTTGATTGTTGCAGATACTGGAGAATTGAGAGACTGAACAGTTTGATTTTCTCTGAAAATTCCCTCTACATTCTCGACTTTTAGCAAGTTAGAACCAAATCTCCATTCAGATACTTTAGCACGAGCAACTTCAGTAGATCCAATTCTCTGAACTACAATCTCGCCTTTACTAAAATCTCCATTAAAGTTGGAAAGCGATAGAACTGATTTGGTATTAAATGTTGATGCTACTGTTCTATCTTTGTGGAATCCTCCTCCATTATTGACAATAGAAACACTTCTAGGAATACCAATAGTTTGACTTTCTGCAAATGCTTCAACATCACCTTCAACAATAGCAACTTCTGGAGCAAAGGTATATCCAACACCAGGATTATCAATAGTAATGGAGAAAATCTCCCCATTTCTTACAACAATTTTAAACTTCGCATCAACACCATCACCATTGGTAATAATAACTTTTGGATTTACATAATTTGATCCTTTCTCATCAATTCTAATACCAACAATAGTGCTGGTGGGAATATCAAATAAAACAGTAGCAGAAGATCTAAAGTTCTCATTTGGATCTACGCCACTAATTACTGGAACTTTTTTGTAATTTAATCCTAGATTTGTTATTGCGAATGAATTGATTTCACCAATAGCGAACTGACCAGTAGTAGTATAAGAAATGGATCCAGAACCATCCCAAAGAGGCTCGCTATTAATATCATAAACAAAACGAGTTGGGGTAACATAATTGAGAGTTTTTACTCCTTGTAGAGGATCTGTAATAATTTTGAGCGAAGCACCATCTGCCTGAACAATACCTTTTCTATCATAATAGTAGAAATTGGTAAAGTTAGTGCCAGTTTTTGTTTGATATGTGTTGCCAGCAAGTCTTGCACCAAAACCAAACTTAACATCAGTAAATGATCCTGCATTGCCAGGAAGAATGGTAGATGCTGTTTTCTCTACAGTTTCTAGGTTGAAACTTCTGCTTGGGGACATATCAAAGTATGTTCCAGTCAAAGAAAAGTGTGAAGTATCAAAAACATACTTGTAGAACTCTTGAATATTGATATTTGGATTTGGGGTAAATGATGTGTTATCTTCTGAGAATTCGAACTTATAATTCAAAGCGCCAGCAGATCTCACAGCAACAAGTCTGGAAGGAGTGCTGCTATCAAAGAAACTGGAACTTAGAGTTACTTCATTTGCATTTGTTGTCTGCGTAGCGTAATCATAAACAATTACAATTTTTTGAGTTTCTCTATCATATGATTGGACATATCCAGAGTTAGCACCAGCAAAAATTTGGAAGTTTGGATCAAAGTTATATTTTGGTTGATACAAAGATACTGATTGTCCGTCATAGTGATCAACTGCTGTAGTTCCTTCTCTAGCGGTCAATACAGTAAAAATATTACCAGAAATTGAAGAAATCTCTAAAATCTCATTACCGATAGAAATAAGATCTCCTTCTGCATACTTAGTTGCATCATCAACGATTAACTGAGTTGATCCTGCTGCAAAACCAACATGGTCAACATAGATAACGAGACGCATTGTGCTTAAAGAAGCACCTGATCTTACCAAACTTTCATCATCAACCTCAAGATAATCTGCTTTTCTATATCCAGATCCTTTCGTTTGAATTTGAACACTAGAAACAACACCAGCATCAGAAACAACAATGCTTGCTGTTGCACCAGATCCAGTTCCTCCTGTCAAAGGAACATTATTGTATGTTCCAGGAGTGTAATCTGCACCACCATTCAATATCTGGAATCTACCAAGACCAGTATCATTAATAGTGGTGTTGACTTTTGGAGCAATAAGAGTTGCTTCTTGATATAGTCTCTTTCTCAAATAATATGTCTTTGTCTTTGCTACATCGTTTGGATTGACATCAATAGTTACTTTATCGCCAACGCCAAGACCATGTGCGATATCAGTTTCAATCAAAGCAACACTCTGATTGACTTCAAATGGTTCTAAGTTGTCACTGAGTGAAGTTAGCGTTACAATTCTAGATCCAATGGTGTTGAATAGATTGCTGGACTGAATAAAGTAATCCTCATCTACAATCCAAGTTCCTGTAAGAACTTTAATTTTAACAACGTTTTGACGATTTGTGCTTTCTAATACTTCTGCTGTAGCAATTGGTGTGTTGACACCATCTGTTAGACTTAATGTAGCACCTTCGGTGTATGAACTATCTTGATCTACTAAAACCGAAAATGTTTTAATGTCAGCAGAGAATGTGCCCGTGGTATCAAAAGTTCCAACAACTTCCTTAAGAACAATTACATTATCGCTTGCTACTGTTCCAACAATCTTACCAGATGCACCCGAAGATGGTTGCCTCAGTGTATCATCAGCAAATAAGAATGCTGTTTGGATTGTTGTGAGTTTTACTACCTTTGTCTCTTTGCTTTGTAGATAATTGACAGACTTACCTTTAACAGAAGCAACATTTGCCTCTATCTCGGAACCTTCTGTTCCTTGGTTGTCAAAATATACTTTTGAATTTACAGAGAAGTTAGAAGACGATCTAACAGAATCGATGTTATCAATAGTGCCAGACGAAACATCGGAAACCGTAGCAATAAGTCCTTCTCCATTTCTGGAAATACCAGGAACATTATATCTCTTTGCATTCTTTGGAATGTCATTCTGATTAATGTCAGAATTGTAATTACTATCTACTGGAAGAGAATAGAAATTAGCACCTACAATATATGGGAACTGTGGTGTTTGATTACTATCGATAGTAAGGAAATAAGCATAAACTCCATTTGGAAATTCTGGGGTAATGCAAAATCTTCCATTATTTTCGTCTAAAGATCCGTTGCGATGAATATACTCATAGTCATCGATAAAAGATCCAAGCGCATATGTATTGACAGAAGGACCACCAGAACGAGAATTTTTGATAGAATAACCAGATGTCATTCTAACAATAGAAGATTGTGGATCTAGTGGATTTTGATGTGCAAAAGGTCCATAGATTGGATTTCCATCATAAGCAAAACCAATAATAGGAGAGTGAACTTTATTTGCTGGTTCTGTTCCAGCATTATTCAAGTTATCATTTAAAGCAACACGCAAAGCTTTTGGATTGGCAACATAACCATATCCATATTCCAATGCATTGTTGTAATTTTTGAAAATGTAACCATTTTCGGTATCAAGATTATTCTTTAACTTTTCAAATCTATTAAAATTCCATTCTTTGAGGAGAGGAATGCCAGCAGCGCCTTCTCCAACAGGAATAATGTCTACAATTACAGTTTGTTGGTTGTAGAAATTACCTTCATCAATTTTTTCAAAACCTGTGATTTTTCCATCGCCGTCAATAATTGCCTCATAGTTAGCAAATCTTCCTCTACCAGCATTATCCCGAATTCTTACAATAGGTGGGGAAGAATAATATTCACCTGGATTGTCGATAACTAAACTTGTGACTTTTCCTCCAGTTACAATAGCACGAACTTCCGCTCTTCTTCCAGAAGTAATTGTAATCTCTGGTGTTGTTGGGAAAATATCAGTAGTATCTACAATAACGCTCTCAACTACCTGACCAGCAAGAACTGCTCTTGCTTTGTTTGGAACTTCATCAACTAAAACAAATGGAGGTTTTACATAACCTCTGCCTTGAGTGTCAACTTTAATTTCCTCTAGTCTGCCAAATCTTACACTATCAGTGTCTCTATAACTATAGGTACGAACACCGTTGAGCAGAATACCAGTATCTGCTTTGGGTGTTTGATATCTTTCAGTAGATGTTGTCGCTCTCTTTCTAATTAAGCGCAAGATTTTTTGATCTAGAACTTGCTCATTGACAGTAGATCCGTCTAAAATCTTGTGTGATGGGAAACTAGATGAGGTAACATAGTAATATTGATCATCTTCATGAATAGAAGTAACATTTGTAGGAACTTCATTAAGAGATGTCGCTACGGATGGTATGGTTGGAACATTTACTGCTGCTCCAGTGCTCAACAACCAACGAGTTTGGTTAGTTCCACTAAGAACGATTTTTGGATCAGCAGTTATAAATCCAGGTGCAGAAACTTGAATTTTATCACCAACACTGGAATATGGTTGAGCATCCTCTGGTGTGAGGTTATATACAACACCCAGAATGATCAGAGTAACTCCAGATCCAGAAATTGTTACTGGTTTGTATACAGAAGTTCCCGACGCATGAACGGCAGCACCTGATGGTTGTCTATTTTTAATGATGAATTGAGTTGCTGTTTTTTCTTCAAAGGCAATTGTCTCGTTGCCAATCAAAACAGAACCTTTTTTGTCCCAACCTAAAGTTGAGAAAACATCAATTCTGTTGCCAGTGGTAGCAGTCCCTGATAATGTTTTTTCTAATTTAGTTTTTGTAGAAACAAAAAACTCACCATTTACAGTTTCTGGTGCAAGAACTAGATTAAAAATCTGTTCTCCATCTCTTGTTCCATCTGAAGAAATATTATCTACCGTTGCAGAAGCATATCCATACTCAGATGTTTCGCTCTGAACTACTTGCTTGCCAATTAAATCGTTAATATTTCCAGAAACTAATTTACACTTAAGTGCATAAACATTAATCCAATCTGCATTGGATGACTTATATGTGTAATCTTTTGGTTTGTATACCTCTGGCTTGTTATTATTATCTTGAGCAACAATTGTGTTGAAGATAAATTTAATGGAACTGGTTGTTCCTTTTGCTTTGTAGAACTTAGAGATATTCTTGATCAGTGTTCTCTTGTCTACTTCACCTTTTAAATATTTTTCTGGGAATGATCCAAGATATTGCCTCTCAAAGTTCTTTACTAAAGCGTAAAGAAAGAGATTACTTACATTGTATACTTTTTGCCCAGCATTATGCGCTGCAGCCTCTGTGCTGGTAAAATTGCTTGAATTGTATAGATCACCAAGAGTTGTGTTGCCACTAACACCCCTAGAGCACTCTTGTAGTTCTGTATCAGTTCTAGTGGCATAAAAAATGATCTCGTTATCAATTCTGACGTAACCATTCTTTTCTGGGAATGATTGTGCATCCTCTACGACAATAGTTGTATCGCTATCAGTAATTGAAGTTACTAGAACATCATTTTGTTTAAGGATGTTCTTTTCGTAGTAATCAATGTCTGCATATTTTTGGAGATTATTGATAACATCCAAAGTGCCACCTTGCACTTCCTGTGCTTCATAATACTTTTGCACGAACTTACTAAAAAGTTCATACTCTGTACTAATGAATTGAGGAAGCTGTGATTCGATTAGAGTGGAAATTCTCTTGGTCTTTACAGCGGGCATTTACTTACTCTTTATATGCAGTGAATGAAGAATTTGCAACATCAACATCAAGATAAACCTCACGGAGTGCCTTAATGTCATTAGAAAGTGGTTTTACTCTAACCGAAATGCGATTATCAAAGAAACTACCTTTGATAATAGTTAAATTATAAATTCTTAATTCACCTTTTGAATAATCAATATCACCAACTTCGCTGTCAAGAACAACCTTTTCACCAGTTACGCTATCTAGTCTATATAGGACAATTTTACCATCCCTATCTTCAAGATAGACATCAAAATTAGGATACTCAGTTACCCTAAATCCAGTTGTAGACAGGACTGGATCATCACAATCAACATCAAAAGCATTCTGGTAACAAATCTCATAGTAGAAGGTTGAATTGAGTTGAGGATAAAAATCTTTCCTCATTGTTACAGAAGTTAAATTTGAATTAATTGCTTGATCTGCATCGTCAATAACACCAATTGCTTTACTGTATCTAAACTTGCCATTGAACTTTTCAGTATTTGAATTATCAAGATAAGACTGAACCGAAGCAATAACTTTATCTCTAATTTGAGCAGGAGTTTCGTCAGTCTTTGTTCTATCGTAGTAGATTTTACTTGTTAATTCAACATATAGAATAGAAGGATCGATCAATACTGGTTCAACCGATGCAACAACATATTTCTCTAATTCAGTTACAATTTCTGATTTGGTTAAAGAAGTTAGGTAACTTGCATCATTTGGTTTCAGTGCAATGAAAACTTTTCCATATTGTGGGGGGTCCTGATCTTCGCCTCCAAAGATGATAATATCACTTGTGGCAGGATATACCTGACGAATGATTGCTTCGTAGTCCTGGGCGGTCACAGCGCGGTCCTGTGTGCCATATGACTTGGGAGCGGTATATTTAATTTTCTTAGTGCTCTCAATTTCCTCTCCACCAGACGATGGAGTGGTGGAAGTAATGGAAACCGAAACATTAGGAGTAACGCCATTGGGGTTCTCAAGAACACCAGAGAATATAAATGTCTTAACACCATTACTAGATGGTCCAGAAGTAATAATATATGAAACCTCAACACGAGATCCATTCTCAAGTTTCTTTCCTAATACTCCATCACCCAATAAAATTTCATATCTTTCGTCTTCAATTTCATCTAAGAAGAATACTTTTGAATTTCCATCAATATCAAGAATATTGTCTGCAACCAAATATGGTTCACTAAAACTACCACCACTAGGATAAACCTTCACTCTAATGGTGTTCGTATCGATATTACGGTTGTCAAGAACAAATCTTTGCGTCTTGAGTGCTGTATTAACAGTAAATGTATTAGTAAGGAAAGTTCCCTCTCTTAAAGGAACATCAGTGAATGTTGCAATACCATTTGATACTTGTGCTATAACATCATCAACGACAACATACTGATAAATGCTGTTGTCATAAGAAGCAATAAATCCTGTTCCTTTCTTTAAAAGCAACTCAGTATCTGTTGTAACGTTCTGATAAGTTGCCGTAAAAGTAATATATGCTATAGGAGAGGTTGCACTCTTGGGTCTGTATCCTAATTGCTTCGCAATCGCTACTACATTGTCCCTGAGGGTCGCTGAATCAATGAATAGTTCATTGACCACCATGTTGGTGTTAAACGCCGTATAATAGGTGTTATAGGCGAGTGTATCGATGAGAGTGGATAATGCCGATCCCTCAAAGTCATAATCAGTAAAATCTGAATTTGCTCTGAGATAGTCTTTCAGAGCAACTTTGATATCTTCAAAGTCTAAGTTAGCAACCTGTGTATATGGCATTATCGTGTGCGCTCTAAGAAGAATTCTACTGCTACTGGTGCATCTTCTCTACCAATAATGGTATAGTTCAATTCAACTTGAAAACCATTATTATCAAAATCTGGAACACACAAGATAGAATTGATATTAATTCTTGGTTCATATCTGCTCAGAGTATCCCTGATTTCAGATTTGATTAGTCCAGCACTACCATAATCAAGTGGTTCGAATAATACCCTTTGAACATTACATCCCAATTGGGGTTGAAATGGTCTCTCTCCTTTCATAGTAAGAAGTAAGGCAGTAATCGATTGAACGATAGCTGCCTTGTCTTTTACCTGCACCAAATCATCGGAAACAGGATGCTTCTTAAATGTTACACTCAGATCTTTGAATGTCTGAAAGGTCGGCATTTAGACACAGCAATAGGCTGTTTCTATTTATTCACTCGTGCCAACGCTCTACAAAATCGTCAAATCCTCCCGCCCCTCCACAAGGGCGTTCCAGGCGGTCTTCTGGAAGTGGGTATAGTTCTTCCTTCATCTTGGATCTACGACGCTTTGCAGCGGTATATAGAAGGCGATCACTGTCCGTTTCGGTAATTAGTGTCATACCTTCTTCGATAAATTCTTCACTTTTGTCTACTGGAAATAGTCCCATTGGTTTTCTCCGTTAGAAAGTTTGATTAGAACTTTTTACGGGGTTGCTATCCCTCTCGCTCGGCGTTTTCGGCGCTTAGATCCAATGATTATTCGGTCTCTCCCACCAAAAGTGAAGATCCTCTACATTATCATCATAATACAATGATACCAGATCACTCTTATATTTACTATGAATATTCTCACAAAGAGATAACGTGTGGTAATTCTTCTCGGAGAACTTCTCCATACTCTGAGTAATCCATGTGTAGTTGCCACCTCTGATGACACCTGCCTCACATAACACAAAGTTGTCCCAGTCCAACACCCACTCTGCAAAATTTAACTCAAAGTTAATCTGATACTGAGAGGGATTTTCATCGGGAAATGGCACATTGACTGCCTCTATATGAAAAATCTCTCGATCCATTGATAATGAATGCGAGAGATGTTGTGTGACAATACTAGAGTAGTCAGGAGAAACACACAAAAAGCATGTCTTACCAGGGTGAATATCCCAGTCCGACATCTTGATCTTGTATGACATCTCCTGAATGAGTGCCATCTCTTTATCCTGTGAGATGAACAGTAAATCCTTCATTACCTTCCTTGTCCGCGATAACGCTTCTTTGCCTTGTTTCGTGACGTGGCAGCATACAGAGTGTTCTTCGAAGAACCTTGGCGGGTCTTCTTGGGCTTGCTCTCAATAATCTTCTTGCCGCTCAAACCAACTTTTGCTCGTGCCATAGTTATAATGAATTAACCAATTACTATTGTAGGATACTTGAAAGGACCTGTCAAGGGTCTCGGTGTAGTCACGCCCGTTACTAACTCTGCCTCATCACCAGTCACTGCGAAAAGATTACCATTGATTAACACATTCTGGTTGATCACTGGTTGTAATCTTCGTATCCCTGGTTGGCATACTCCAAGAACGTTTGTAGGCAATGGAGTGCCCTCTACCTCATCTAAAAGAATGTTCTGAGCAACTGGATAGTGCTCTACTTGCTCCCCTTCGAAGTATACGTTGGGACTGGTAGTAGACGATCCTCCAAGTTCCTGTGCAGGAAATGTGCATAACCCATCTGTACTGGGCGTGTCTATACAATCTGGTCCAACTACATTAGGCATTACACTACTTTTGCAACGATTGCTAAATCTTTCTTAATTCCTTCTACATTGTTATGTAGATAATCTAAAGTGTCACTTAGAGACTCGTGCTTGTTACTGTGAGGTCGCCTGTACATCAATTGTGGTCTCTCCAGGGCTGATATCCGCTGGTCCAGGTTCTGCAACCTCTCTGACAACTTCAGGAGTGCTGTCTCCAATGTTTGCTGCTGCTTCTGTAACTCGTCCGTCATTCTGATCACCTCGTAGGAATGCATTTGCGGCGCGACTTTCAAATTCATCGCAGAACGCATCAAAGTTTTCTAAAATACCTGTAAAATCTCTGAAAAGGTTTTCACTCATTTTTTTGCTGGGAAAATTTTTTGGAATTCAAGGTTTTGAAAAACCGATTTTCAAAATTATTTATCGGTCGTCTGGATACTTTTGTAGGTTAGGGTAGTTTGCGTTTTTTGAAACCGCTTGGCGACCTTAAGTATAACAAAGGGGGGGCAAATCACTGCCCCCTCAGTATCACTGTGCTGCGGCGAGTGAGCGTCTACATTGGCGCTCAATCTGCGACAGAGCATAATTATCTGATGGCGTCGCAGAGCATACCTGAATGATGCCTAGTTTCTCGTGCTTGTATTTCATGTGCTTAGACTTGCTATGGAAGATGAACCCATAGCGTTGCATGATTTCATCCACTGATCGCTGATACTTTTTGACGTTCACTGTAGAGAAATGCGATGGGGTAGGATGGGTCACCATGTGGGCAGGCGGTCGATCGCTTCCTGTGCATAGTGCTCACCGTAGCACCCTGCGATCATGTAGGCGCTGTGTGCTGTGCCCTGCAGGGTGTTGCTGCTGACCCATCCTGTCTGGCGGGTGCTGATGTCAGAGGCGAGACGGAAGCAG